ATTCATAATCGCACTTATCAAATCAAGAACAGTCTAGATTTTATAAAAATTTCAAGTGGAATGGGCTAAGTCTAAATAAAGTCACCTATTAACAGTATTAATGAGTGACGTAATTATCCATAAGAAGAATGAGGTTTACATCAAGTTGGAATGTGAGCCTCATATTTTGTATGAACTTGCACCATACTTTACCTTCACCGTAGAGTCGGCCAAATTCACTCCACAATACCGAAGCAGAGGTTGGAATGGAGAGATTCACCTTCTGAGCACAGCAACCGGTGAAATCTATGCGGGACTCTTAGACCGTGTAGTCGCAAAGATAAAGAACCACGGATACACTTATGAGTTCCGGGAAAATAAGTACTATGGACTTCCTTTTGAGATAAATGAGGAAATCACACCAGAAGGAACCGAAGGTTATATGAGGCACATCTGTAACTTTGCTCCTTATGATTATCAAGTGGATGCAGTTTATGAGTGCCTGAGATACAACAGAAAGACTATTGTCTCGGCAACCTCATCAGGCAAGTCTTATATGATTTATTCTCTGGTGAGATACTACGTCACCAAAGGGTTTAAGTGCCTGGTGGTATTCCCGACCACATCATTGATTCATCAGATGTTCAAGGACTGGATGGATTACGGATGGACTCCCGAGAAGTATTGTCATATGATTTACTCTGGTCAAGAAAAGGCCAATGACTCGCCCGTGACACTTTCCACTTGGCAGGGCATCAGTAAGTTGGATAAGTCCTTCTTTGAGCCTTATGATTGTGTCATTGTAGATGAGTGTCACGGATGTAAGTCCAAGTCATTGATGGATATTATGAAGAAGTCTCATAATGCCAAGTACAGATTCGGATTCACCGGAACACTATCCAATGGCGGTAAGGACTCACAGACTCACGAGTGGGTAATCTCCGGTCTCTTTGGACCTCCTTACAAGGCAGTGGGAACCAAGGAACTCATTGAGAAAGGAAGGGCATCCAAGCTGGATATTCAATGTCTGGTTCTCAAACATAAGCCTCAAAGGTTTGAGAAGTACGAAGATGAGATTCAGTTTATCATCAACAACCCAAAGAGAAATAATCTGATTAAGAATCTTGCAATAGACCGTAAGGGGAATACCCTGATTCTCTTTGCTCGTGTTGAGTCTCACGGGTTGCCCTTATACCAATCCATTAATGATGAGTGCGGAGATTCTCGTAAGGTATTCTTCGTACACGGTGGAGTTGACGTTGAGGAGAGAGAACAAATCAGAGAGATTACTGAGAGAGAAAATAATGCAATCATCGTTGCATCTTATGGTGTCTTTAGTACTGGCATCTCAATCAAGAATCTACACAATGTAATCTTTGCATCACCGAGCAAATCAAGGATTCGCAATCTTCAGTCTATTGGTAGGGTCTTGAGAAAAAGTAGTACTAAAGATAAGGCTACTCTTTATGACATTGCGGATGATTGTACGAATGGTTCCAAAAAGAACTATACCCTGAATCACTTTATTGAGAGAGTCAAGATTTATACTGAAGAAGATTTTAACTACGAAATAACACCAGTGAATATGGAGGACTGAATGGAAGAAGATTTTTATGCGTCAATAAAACTTAGAACTGGTGAGGAGATTTTTGCTCGGGTAATGGCTGATGAGGATAACGGAGTCTTGAACTTGATGGTGACCAATCCAATCAAGATTGAGACTTATGAAGGTAAAGGGTATAAAATTGAACCCTGGATGAAGACAACTACTGATGATATGTTTATTATCAGTATGGAGGATGTTGTGACAATGACAGAAAATACTGATGTTGAGATGATTATGTTATATCAGTCTTATTTGAGAAAGGCTGATGATTTTAAGCAAAGAAGACCTAGTGTTTCAAGAAAGATGGGATACTTGGCGAATGTTCGCGATGCAAAGGAGTTGTTGGAAAAGATTTTGAGAGACTCATAGGGACATTTGATACTCACGATCAAATGCATCAGAACCAATCATATTGATAGTTTGTTCTTTCCACTTTTTATCTCTACCAGGAACAAAGTACCAATCATAAACACTGGCAAAAAGTTTTGCATAACCTTGGGCTGAACTTATCAGAAGTTCATTGAAAAAACTTCCATCATTCTTAGTGCTACCAATAATAACTTTTGCATCTGAGTACAAGTAATATAAACGATTCCAGACTTCATTAGCTTCCTCATAATGGAGAAAAGCAAACTCATCAAGGAAAATGTGAGTATAAAGTCTGCCAGTTAGAGAGGCAGGATTTACAGATGAATCCGAATGAATCGTTGAGCCATTATGAAACCTTAGTGTGTTAGAAGTTCTTGATGGAGGATTCATAGGCCAGGGCTCTACAATACCTTTAGTCGCATACTGAATAGTATCAATGTGTGATGAGGATATAGAGCTTTTATTACTCAAAATCAGAATGTTTGACTCTGGATTGAATAGAGCTTGATGAAGCAGATAATAAAGAGGTACAATAGTTTTTCCACTTTGACGAGAGCTACAAAAAATATTGTTTTGTCTATTGTGAAACTTATTTACTAGTTCTTCTTGAAAGGGGTATAGTTTAAAGTTTTTTGGACCATTAATGGGTGAGTTATACTTTAGATGATTGTTGATGAATTCTATGGGTTCCATAATATGCCTATTTGAGTTGGGAGTATCTTAGCGCAGTTCTAGGATTCTGTCAAGCCCTGTTATCTAGGAGAGCTACATAGTGGACATTAGGGGTTCTTAAGGAACTCTAGATAAATCCCTTCGGGATTGTTCCTTCGGAACTTATCTAGAGTTTAGGTTTATTGTTCTTTAGGTATTATCTAGAGTACTCTAGAGTTCTTAAGGTTCTAAAGGTTTTCTAGAGTACTCTAAAGGTTATCTAGAGTTATCTAAGTACTCTAAAGTAATCTAGATATAATAACCCGTTGCAACCAGACAAAGCTGATTATACATGGTTTCAGACCCCTTGTCAACCCCCTACCTGAAACGGTTAACATTTCGACACAATTGGTCCTTCAGAGCCCATTAGAACCCTTATGAGTCTTAAGGGGTTGACAAGATTTCAGAAGTGTGTTAAGATATGAATAACCAAGACTAGACTCAGTATGACCAAAAAACAAAATAAAAGGGTAACTGGAAAGGAGCAATATTACACTCCACCAAACACCGCTAAGATTTGTTTTGATACTATAGCTTCTCGTTTACCTTCTGATAAAAACATTGTTTGGCTTGAGCCAGCAGGAGGGACTGGCTCTTTTATTGACGTAATACAAACCAATGGTTATTCAAACATTATTTCTTACGATATTGATCCAAAACATCCCAGAGTTAAACCCACCCTAGATTTTTTGAATGAAGACTTGGGTAACTTAAAAAATTGTGTTACCCTGACAAACCCCCCATTTGGTAGGGCGAATAAGTTATCCGTTCCATTTTTTAATAAGTGTGCCACAGTATCTGATTACATTGGATTTCTTGTACCTAAATCTTGGAGAAAGTGGACTGTTATTAATAGGTTAGATTTAAGATTTCATTTGATTGAAGACCTAGATTTAGATGTGGATTTTATTTACGATAATGATACAGATAAAAAATCTAAGGGTAAGTTAAATACTATTTTTCAAGTTTGGGAAAAACGAGAATACAAACGGAAGAAAATTTCCGTTGAAGATAGAAAATACATCACAAAGACTTCTCCAGATAAAGCTGATGTGTCTTTAACCATTTTTGGTAGAGGTTGTGGTAAAGTTAAAACTGAATTTCCTAGGGTGCCTAATACAACTCAAATGTTTCTTAAGTTAAATAATGATTGGGTTCTTGATGCTCTTATGAATGTAGACTTTTCAAGATTCTATAATAACGTGGCTTTTGTGGAGGCACTTTCTATTCAAGAGATTAACTATTTGCTGAATGACTACCACGACAAGAACCTAGATTCAAGACTGCTTGACAAGTCAACAGAAGTGTGCTAGAATCATCCCACCAATCCAATCAAGATACCAGATATGATTTCAACTGATGTAATGACCAAGCGTAAGCGGTCAGTTCACTACGTAAACAACAAGGAGTTTCTGGCTGCTCTGGTGGAGTACCGGAAGCAAGTTCAAGAAGCCAAAGACAATGGGTTGACAAAACCACCCATTCCACGCTATATTGGGGAGTGCATTCTCAAAATGGCTAATCACCTTTCATACAAACCAAACTTTGCGAACTATATGTTCAAGGATGATATGATTAGTGATGGTATTGAGAATTGCATCCAATATCTTCACAACTTTGACCCAGCAAAGTCAAGCAACCCGTTTGCATATTTCACTCAAATCCTTCACTACGCCTTTATTCGTAGAATTGGTAAAGAGAAGAGACAACTAGAAATCAAAAATAAGATTCTAGAGAAGACTGGGTTTGATGAGGTATTCTCTGATGACGGAGGGGTTGACGGTTCCAACTATTCGGATTATACTTCCATCAAGGAGAACATTCATATCAAGCTCCGGTACTGATTATGCTTGTAGGTATTTTTACCGATAGCCACTGGTCGTGCCGCAAGTCTTCAAGGTTATTCCAAGACTACTTTGAGCTATTCTACAAACACGTCTTTTTTCCAACGCTGGAACAGTATGGGATTAAGACTGTTATTCACCTAGGAGATGCTTTTGATAGTCGGAAATCTATTGACTTTGTGGGACTTGAGTGGACCAAGAGAGTTGTTCTAGACCCTCTCTCTTACTATGACGTTCACTTGCTCACCGGAAACCATGATGTGTACTTCCGTTCTTCTAATAAAGTAAACTCACCAGAACTACTCCTTGCAGATTACAAGAACATAAAAGTTTACTCAGAGCCAACTGAAGTTAACATTGGTGGACTTGACATTCTCTTCTTGCCCTGGATTAACCCAGAGAACCAAGAGAAGTCTTTCAAGATGATTAAAAAAACAAAGGCCAAGATGGCAATGGGTCATCTAGAGTTACAAGGATTCAAGGTCAGTCGCACACTAACAATGGAGGACCACGGTTATGATGCGAATATTTTTTCAAACTTCAAAAAGGTATTTTCTGGTCATTACCACACTCGTTCTGATAATGGAACTGTGTTCTACTTGGGCAATCCTTATGAGATGTTCTGGAGTGATGTAGAAGACCCAAGAGGCTTCACTATCTTTGATACAGAGACTCTAGAGCACTTTCATATCAATAATCCTTATCGGTTGTTCTATAATGTGTTTTATGAGGACACTCCTCATCAGATGCTGAATGTGGCTGAATATGAGAACAAGATTGTCAAGGTCATTGTTCGCAAAAAGACCAGCCAGAAGAACTTTGATAGATTCATTGATAAGATTCATTCGGCCAATGTAGCCGAACTCAAGGTAGTTGAAAACTTCTCTATTGAGGAGGCAGAGCACTTTGAGGCTTATGAATCAGAGGACACATTTTCTATTCTACAGCGTTATGTTGAAGAGAGTGAATGTGAGTTAAACAAATCAACCATAACTAGCATTCTGGAGGGTGTTTACAAAGAAGCTCTGGAGTTGGTCTGATGTTCCTAATCACCATTGCTGGCCGAGAGGATGAGGGTGCTTATGCTGCTCTTGACGAGTATGGAGA